CGACAACACCAGCGTGTACGTTTTTCGTACGCTCACGTAAAACTCGTTGTCTGCCAGCTTCGGATACTTTGTATCGGACATTCTCCAACCATATAAGGCGAGTATGTTTAATCACTAAACCTTTCTGCGGACCTTCCAAAGCCTTAACAGAAAAACACTTTTTATGTAGATTGAAGTATACGAAAACTTTCATGATTACTCTCCTGATAGGTCAACAATGGGGTTGATAACGTACTCTGTTAGCTCTGAGGTCTCAGCATAGTCCTCTGCCTTCTCCAGTGTATCAAAGCGATCCAGGTGGGTTAAACCAGAATACTCTGGATAGCGATAAGTTAACAAGTAACCGACAATCTTAAAGTCCATGATAGCCTCATAGAGTAAAGAAAATCATTGCAGCATACAGTGCACCGAACAATGCACCACCTAAGACTAAGATTACATCATTAGACTTTGACATGATTAACCCTTTGCAAGTTTAAGTCTAATAACTTTAGACATCTTTTGGCCATGAGCAGCATAACCGATAACTGGTATTGACTTGTCCCAGCACTTGCGACAACCTTTGCACTTTCCGCCTTGTTGATACGCTGGACATACGCTTATGCTAGCATCATTGTAGGATTCAGCAATAGTGCTAGACCATGGTGCATCGAGTACCTCGCCGATAACAGAATCTGATGACCTACGTACAACCACATTCGGCAATGCATCCATTTGTTCTAAGATTGATTGATACTTAGGAAACTTGTACATCCTAGTCGGCAACCAGTGTTTACACCATGGTGTGCGTTGCATGACCTCAAGCATTTTCTCAGCAAGCTTGATTGTGTACATGTCACCAGAGTCGAACCAACGAAAGTAACGGTCCGAGTCTAAAGCTTGAACCATGTCATCAACCCAACTATCCCGCTGCCAGTCTTGCTTGTTATGCTCACGAGGAGCCTTTACGTTAGGATAAAGATAATTGCCTGTGGTGGCATAACAACCCTTGCACGCATCAACTAATTCGCCAGTGTAAACATTGATGCTACCCGAACATGTATCTAAGGCTTGTAGACTCCATGACCGTATACCGTCAAGCTTGCTAGTGATTGAAAGTTTGAGCATGATATCCTCAAAGGTTAGTTGGACTCGTCAGTATAGTATTAAACTATAGACCCCACAGTGCGTAGGGTTTCGTCCTTGATTTAGATATATTGCTTGCTTGTGATTTTCTCATGTCTTACGAAGTTGATGTTAGTATTCCATACCGTGTAATCGCCTAGTTTTGGTCGACGGATCGTTGATCGGAAGATGCCTTTGCTGATTAGGATGCCGTTGATTCTGCCATGCTTTGTGTACGCTGTTATAAATCTTGTATGCGATGTTTTCTTTACTATCGTTACAAGCTTTAATGCTTTGTAGGTGTCTTTGATTTCTTGTATCAGGTTTTTCATTTCGTTTGCCTCTTTGGTTTTGACTTAGCGTGATTGCTTTGTCCATGTACGTATTATGCATGAGTCTAGGTTGGATTGCAAGTCGTCATAATGGCTCTAGAGGGTCCACCATAGATATCTCCCATTGTCAAGTGCCATTGGTCAGTCTATATCGTCCACTCATCAGCCTATGATGACCATTCATCGGAGATATCGCTATAGTTTCTGAGCTGATGAACGGTAGATCTACGCAGATAAACGGTAGGGGAGGGGGTAAACAGCGTTGTTTTCTACGTTAGCACCACCATAGCTACAAAAAAGAGCTAAAAAGGAGTCTAAACTGTTTAAAAAAGAGGTAACACAGTAACTAAATAATCTCTAACAAAATCAATGGCTTATATAATATAGCTCTGCGGAGCCTATGACACCATGTAAATGGAGTCCCGCTATAGCCTCTAAAGACTGTGCAATCTGTGCTGGATATGTTGTAATAACCCTACAGTAGTAGTCAAGGGTCTTTACAGCAATATCATTTGTATGCTACAATAAGTCTACTATGTAGAAACGATGAACAGACGATGTACTGACAATAAATAAAAACTTAAATTTTATATACTACATACAGACTTCATACTGACTACATAGAAGAGATACATAAAATTATATACACCCTAAAGTCCTGCTTTCAGCAGAGAAACTATATAGAGGGATCTGATGTCAGAAATTAAAATTACTTCTCCTAATGAGGATTGTTCGCTACCTTCATCAGTCAGCCAGGATGTTTTGGCAGTCGATGAAGAAAAGAGTGTGCTGACAAAAAAGAGAAAAAGAGGTCGTCCTAAGAAGGAAGAAGTACAAAAGTATATAAAAAGAGAGAAAAGAGGAAGACCACCAGGAGAAGCAGCAAGGATTAAAGAGTTCACTGCTTCGCTGCTGTTAACGCATTCGAATGCGATTATCAGAAAGATAGTACATAAAGCATTAGATGATAATGATAAGGATCAGATTGCAGCACTAAAGATGTGTATGGATCGGATGCTTCCAGTATCTTATTTTGAGGATAAAGGACAATCATCAGGTGCTAAAGCAATCACTATAAACATTACTGGTGTACAACAAGAGTCTCCAGTGGAGATGATTCAGCATGAACCAGTCGATGTAGAGACTACGTTGATCGATTACGAGGAAGAAGATGGATCTACAAGTTAAGCTTCTTCCCTGGCAACAAGAGGTGTTTAAAGACCCTGCAAGGTTTAAGATCATCGCTGCAGGGAGACGTACAGGTAAATCTAGGTTAGCTGCTTGGACATTGATTATTGAAGGACTACAGACTGAGAAGGGTCATGTCTGGTATGTAGCTCCTACGCAGGGACAAGCTAGAGATATTATGTGGTCTACGCTACTGGAGCTAGGTCATTCAGTCATTAAAGGTAGTCATGTGAATAACATGCAGATTACCTTAGTCAATGGTGCAATGATATCTCTGAAGGGTGCTGATAGACCAGAGACTATGCGTGGTGTTAGTTTGAAGTACTTAGTGATGGATGAGTACGCAGACATGAAACCACAGGTGTTCGAACAAATCCTTAGACCTGCTTTAGCGGATCAGAAGGGTAGAGCTATGTTCATTGGAACACCAATGGGTAGAAATCACTTCTATGAGTTGTACAAGTTAGGTGATAGTACAAAGGATAAAGATTACAAAGCATGGCACTTCACTAGCTTTGATAATCCATTGTTAGATCCAGCAGAGATTGAAGCTGCTAGAGGTTCGATGTCTAGCTTTGCTTTTAGACAAGAGTTTATGGCTTCGTTTGAAGCATCACAGTCTGAGATCTTTAAAGAAGAATGGATTAAGATCAGTGATGAAGAACCACAAGAAGGTAGTTACTTCATGGCTGTAGACTTATGTGGATTCACTGATATTACTCAAGCACAGCAGAATAAGCATAAGAAGTTAGATGAAACAGCTATTGCAGTAGTTAAAGTCAATACACAAGGATGGTGGGTTGCTGACATTCTACACGGTAGATGGGATGTCCGAGAAACAGCAGTGAAGATTCTAAAGACTGCTAAAGACTATGGTGTTATTACGGTAGGGATTGAGAAAGGAGCACTGAAGAATGCAGTGATGCCTTATATCCACGACATCATGAGACGTACTGGATACTTCCCTAGGATTGATGAACTAACACATGGTAATAAGAAGAAAACAGATAGGATTGTCTGGTCTCTACAAGGACGCTTTGAGCATGGTCGTATTACCTTTAATGAAGGTAGTTGGAACAACATATTTATTGATCAGTTGATGCAGTTCCCTGACAGTAAAACTCATGATGATTTACTTGATGCTTTAAGTTACATTGACCAGATTCAAACTGCAAGTTGGTCTCAATCATTGGATGAAGAAGATTTTGAGATCATGGATGACGTTGCAGGATACTAATAGGATTCTTTACTATGAAATTTGATTCAGATACAACACCACAGAATGCTCTTGTAGCTTATGTGATGCAGCATTGCGATGATTGGAGAAATCACCGTGATGAGAACTATCTAGATCGTTGGAATGAATATGAACGTCTTTGGCGTGGTATCTACGAAGAAGGAGATAAGACAAGAGCTTCTGAGAGATCTAAGCTGATATCCCCTGCCCTTCAGCAAGCCATTGACAATAAGACATCAGAAATTGTTGAAGCAGTATTCGGTAAAGGTCAGTTCTTTGACATTGTTGATGATCTACAGGATCAAGACAAAACAGACGTAGGACTGATGAGAAACCAGCTACGTGAAGACTTTGACAAAGATAAGGTACGTAAGGCTATTACTCACATCGTTACCCTTGCAGAGGTCTATGGCACTGGTATTGGTGAGTTGATTGTCCGAGAAGTAAAGGATAGTAGACCAGCAACACAGCCTTCTGCAGTGCCTGGGCTACGTATGGTAGGTGTATCGTCTACGAATCGTATTTCTGTACAGCTAAAGCCTATCAATCCACGTAACTTCCTTATTGATCCTAATGCTAGCACTGTTGATGAAGCCTTAGGCGTAGCTATTGAAGAGTATGTCGGAAGACATTCAGTCATTAAAGCCATGGAAGATGGTGTCTATCGTAGGGTTTATGTCGGTACTGCAGCAGAAAACACAGACTTAGAGCCAACACAAGACATTACTTACTTCCAAGATGACAAAGTTCTACTGCTTCGTTACTATGGTTTAGTACCAAAAGCATTGCTTGATGATCCTGATCAAATGATTGGCCCTGATGAGGAGATGTATTCAGAGTTGGTAGAGGCTTTAGTGGTCATTGCTAATGGAGAATCGCTGTTAAAGGCAGAGGTTAGTCCATTCATGATGCAAGATAGACCTGTTGTAGCCTACCAAGCTGACATTGTTCCTAATCGTTTCTGGGGTCGTGGGACAGGTGAGAAGGGTTATAACATGCAAAAGGCTACGGATGCACAGATTCGTAGTCACGTTGACTCTTTAGGGCTTACAACAGCCCCTATGATGGCTATAGATGCTACGAGACTACCTCGTGGTGCTAAGTTTGAGGTACGTCCTGGTAAGACAATCCTTACCAATGGTGCTCCTAACGAGATTCTACAGCCTCTAAAGTTTGGTAATACTGATCCTGGTAACATCCAGACAGCACAATTGTTCGAAAAGATGCTTCTACAAGCTACAGGCACACTGGATTCAGCATCGTTACCTGGGCAAGTTGCTGGTGGAGACGCTGCCTCAGCAGGTTTAGCCATGGCTGTAGCCTCTTTGATTAAGAAAAACAAGAGAGCACTGACAAACTTCCAGGATGATTTCCTTATTCCTTTTGTAGAGAAGGCTGCATGGAGGTATATGCAGTTTGATCCTGAGCGTTATCCTGTCCAAGACTTTAAGTTTATACCTACAGGTACAATGGGTATGATGGCTAGGGAGTTTGAGCAGTCTCAGATCATTGCATTGATGTCTACATTAGGGCCAAACAGTCCTGTACTGCCTTTATTGCTGCAAAGTGTTGTAGAAAACTCTTCGTTACCCAACAGAGAGATGATTATGCAGCAGTTGATGCAGATGTCACAGCCTGATCCAGCAGCACAGCAGGTTCAACAGCAGGCTGCACAGATCCAATTAGCGACAGCACAGGCTGATGTGCAGGAAAAGCAGGCTAGAGCACAGAAAGCTCAAGCAGAGGCTCAGAAAGCCATTGTAGAGGCTCAGTTGATGCCTGAGAAGCTAAAGGTTGATGTTGTTCAGGCAGCATCGACGAACATTGATGACCCTAACAGGGAGTTCGAACGTCGAGTAAAGATCGCTGAATTGATGTTAAAAGAAAAAGACATTGATTCAAAGGTCAATATCGTCAGAGAACAAACCCGTCAGGACGCAATGAACTGATTTAAGAAGTTAGCAATCTTTTGATGCTCTTCAGCAGTACCATCATTCTTAATGCGGTTAGCTCTCCAAGACATAATAACAACATTACCTTTGACATACCCTTTAGATGAGTCAATACGATCAAAACTAACTGAGTTTTCTTGTCTTTCTGATGCAAAGTAGTCTAGTTCGATACCTAGTACCGGACAATGTGTTGGAAAGACAATGTCGTTAAAGCTGATTGTCCACTCATGTTTGTAGTTAGAAGCCTTCTTACGTCTGAACTTCTCTCTTAATAGTTGATAAGAGTCTTGTTCTCGTATAGAGGCTTCTTCAGGGTAATGTCCCCACTTCCTTTTGTAGTTGTTTCTAAGAAGCTGTCGTCGTTGTGTTTGAGGACGTTGACTCTCATCCAACCTACCATTTAAGACTAACTTGCTAATAAGCTGATGTACTCGTTGTCTTGAAACATCACCGAGTTGTTTCTTAATTTGTTCGGTTGACTTTCCTTCAATCACTAAGTCATAAACAAGTTGTAAGCGCTCTTCAGCACTTAAGTCAGTCTTAGCAAAGTGTAATGATTTCATAGGCTCTCCTAAAACAATCATTGTACCACGCTTCACTGACTAAGTCAAGAGACTTTACAGCAATAATTTAAGTGTGGTAAAATAACAACAATGGATATTAAATTACAAAGTTACTATGAATCTAGATTCGATATGGTCTCATCTAAGGGATGGAAAGATCTTATCGATGATGTAAAGAAGATGCACGAGTCTTATGCGGACATACGATCACTAGATTCAGAGAAAGTATTGTTTTTCAGAAAAGGTCAACTTGATATCCTAGATTGGCTCCTGACACTGAAAGAAGTATCAGAAAAAGTCTATGAGGATTTACAGAAAGATGATTTTATTTGATTTCAAATGCAGTGCTGGTCATGTCAGCGAACACTTAGTACACCGTACTACAGAAAAAGTTACATGTCCAGTATGTCATACCGATGCAGTTAAACAGTTAGCAGCACCACGAAGCAAACTAGAAGGCATCACAGGAGATTTCCCTGGTGCTTATGCTAAATGGGAACGTAACCATAGACAAGCATTGGACGTAGCAAAGTCTAAGTCCTACTACGAGGGATAACTTAGATTCCTTTTAATTCCTAACAATTGGGTTTATCCCGACTAGGAGAAGCAGATGGCTGAATTTGTAGATTCTATTGATCAAGAAGAAGTACAGCAAGATGAATTTCAAGCTGAAGAAGTAAAGCAGCAACAACCTGAAGAGCAGCAAGCAGTGGCTCCAGAGATCCCTGACAAACTAAAGGGTAAATCGATGGACGATCTAATTAAGATGTACCAAGAGGCTGAGAAGCTCATTGGTCGTCAAGCTCAAGAGGTTGGTGAAGTTCGCAAGCTAGCCGATGAACTGATCAAGAGGCAAATCACTACCCCGCAAGCAGCAGCACCAGCCATTGAAGATGATGCTGATTTTTTTGCCGATCCTGTTAAGGCTGTAAATAAAGCAGTAGCAACGCATCCAGCAATACAGCAAGCTCAAGTAGCTGCTGCACAAATGGCTCGTATGCAGACTGCGAACAGGTTAGCTCAAACACATGCAGACTACACTCAAGTGATCGCTGATCCTGAGTTTGCTACTTGGGTTAATGAATCACCAGTACGTAAACGATTGTATATGCAGGCTGATCAACAGTTTGATTTTGATTCTGCTAATGAGTTGCTTAGTAACTTTAAAGCCTTGAAGAAGGTTCGTCAAGATACGGTTAAAGAAGCAGCAGCTCAAATGAAAGAAGAGAACTCTAAACAGTTACGAGCAGCTACAGTATCTACAGCAAGCAGTACAGGTGAAACAAGCAATAAAATTTATCGTCGAGCAGAACTTATTCGGCTCCAACTTACAGACCCTGAGCGATATATGCAGATGCAGCCTGAGATTATGGAGGCATACGCTTCAGGAAGGGTTCGTTAAACTTAATTGAAAGGTACTTAAAATGGCTTCAGCAGCTTATCCTGGAGGTAGTTCCTCCATCGTTAACAAGACCAATGCGGATAAATTCATCCCAGAGATTTGGTCTGACGAAATCGTTGCCTCTTACAAAAAAGCTCTTGTGATGGCTAACCTCATCAACAAGATGAGCATGAAAGGTAAGAAAGGCGATACGCTTCACATTCCAGTTCCCACCCGTGGCTCTGCTTTCGCTAAAGCAGCTAACACCGCTGTTACCATCCAAGCTGATGTAGAGACCGAAGTTCAGGTTCTCTTGAACAAGCACTTCGAATACAGCCGTTTCATCGAAGATATCGTTGAAGTTCAGGCTCTTTCGTCGCTTCGTCGTTTCTACACCGAAGATGCTGGTTACGCTCTTGCTCGTCAAGTAGATACCGACCTCATCCAACTCGGTCGTTCAGCTAACAACGGTGCTGGTACTGCAGCTTATGCTAACGCATACATCGGTGGTGATGGTAGCACTGCTTACACCAGCGGTTCCCCCAATGCTTCTGCATTGACCGATGCTGGTATCCGCCGTATCATCCAGCGTTTGGATGACAACGATGTACCGATGACTGATCGTTACCTTGTTGTTCCTCCTTCCAGCCGTAACACGTTGATGGGTATTGATCGCTTCACCGAGCAGGCTTTCGTTGGAGAGACCGCTGGTGGCAACACCATCCGTAACGGTCAGATCGGTGATGTCTACGGTGTTAAAGTGTTTGTTACACCTCAGTGCGATACCGCTACTGGTTCTGCACGTATTGCTCTCATGTTCCACAAAGATGCAGCAGTGCTTGCAGAGCAGATGGGTGTTCGTTCGCAGACTCAGTACAAGCAGGAATACCTTGCTACGCTGTTCACCAGCGATATGCTCTACGGTGTTTCGTTGCTCCGTAAGGGTGACCTTGCTTCCGTACCGACATCGATGTTCCCCATCGCTGTTCCTGCCTAAATAGGCTATAGGGGAGGCTAAGATGTCTCCCCTAGTACTAAAGAGATACGAATGATTACTTTCCGTTGTAAATTATCTGGTGTGTTTCATACGTTTGAGACTGAGTATGATATCAAACAAATGCGTAAACACCCAGAGTATGAAGAAGTAAAAGAACAGAAGGCAGAAGAAAAACCAGTAGAGAAAAAGGTCACGAAAAACTCTAAAGAGGGTTAACAATGCCTATTATCAAGATCAAGGGTTCATCAACAGCATCCTCTGTACCTAGCTCGTTAGCGCAACGAGAGCTTGCTGTTAACGTTACTGACAAGAAGCTGTATGTTGGTGATGGCTTTGTTGTACAGAAAATTGTTGGTTCTCTTGGTAATCAAGAAGCTAATGCTGTAGCAATCACAGGAGGTACTGTAACAGGTATTACAGACCTTGCTGTTGCTGATGGTGGTACTGGAGCCAGCACTGCTGCACAGGCTCGTACTAACCTTGGTGTTACTGCTACAGGCTCTGATACAACATACGCTTTCAGAGCAAACAATCTTTCTGACTTATCTAATGTAACCACTGCCAGGACTAACTTAGGTCTTGGTACAATGGCTGTACAGAATGCTAACACGGTTAACATCACTGGTGGTATTGTTAGCGGTATCACTGATCTAGCAGTTGCTGATGGTGGTACAGGTGCTAGTACTGCTGCTGATGCAAGAACTAACCTTGATGTTCCTAGCCGTACTGGTAGCGATGCTTCAGGTACTTGGGGTATCAGCATCACAGGTAATGCAGCTACAGCAACCAATGGTGTAGTCACTACAGGCTCTTATTCCAATCCTACGTGGTTAACATCCTTAGGTTGGGCTAAAATAACTGGTACACCGACAACACTAAGTGGCTACGGCATCACTGATGGTGTCAGCACATCGGGTACTTATAGTAATCCTTCATGGCTGACAGCACTAGCTTGGTCAAAGATTACGTCTACACCAACCACACTGAGTGGTTATGGTATTACTGATGGTGTAAGCACTTCAGGTAGCTACAGCAATCCAACATGGATCACTTCCATTAGTGGTTCTATTGTGTCCGGTAACATCACAGGCAATGCAGCTAACGTCACTGGTACAGTAGCAGTTGCTAACGGTGGTACAGGAGCTACGACAGCAGCTACAGCAAGAGCTAATATTCTACCTTCGTATGCTACGAATGCTACGAAGGTTCTAGCCGTTAATGCAGGAGAGACCGATGTTGCTTGGGTTACTGCTGGTGGTGGTGGTATTGGTGATGTTGTTGGTCCTGCATCTTCTACTGACAATGCTGTAGCAAGGTTTGACGGTACAACAGGTAAACTAATCCAGAACAGTGCATTCACTGTTAATGACTCTGGTGAGGTTATGGTTGGTACATGGACTGCTACAACGATTAGTAGACTCTATGGCGGTACTGGTCAAACATCGTACACCAACGGTCAACTACTGATTGGTAATGCTTCTGGTGGTTTAACTAAAGCAACACTGACTGCTGGCTCTAACATCACAATCACTAACGGTGATGGTGCTATCACTATTGCTTCCACTGGAGGTGGTGGTGGATCTTCAACGATCTTAGAGAATGATACAACCATATCGTCAAACTATACAATAACGACAGGTAAGAATGGTTTATCTGTTGGTCCTGTAACAATTAACACTGGCGTGGCTGTAACTGTACCTACCGACCATCGGTGGGTTGTCATAGTCTATTGAGGATAAAAAATGTCTGCTATAAAAGTTCAAGGAAATGCTAGCGGTACTGGTACACACACGATTCAGTCCGCCAACACTAACTCTAACCGTACTGCAACGCTACCTGATGCTGATACGACATTAGGTTATCTTAATGTACCGATTAGCTCAACAACGACCACACTTGCTATCACTGACGTAGGTAAAGTTATCTCGTTGTCTGCTGGTATTACGATCCCTGATGCTACGTTTTCAGCAGGGGATGTAGTTTCGTTGTATAATAATACATCAGGTAACTTAACACTTACTTGTTCAATAACTACAGCTTACATCGGTGGCACAGATAGCGACAAAGCTACCATGACTTTAGCAACTAGGGGTGTATGTACTGTTTTATTTATCAGTGGGACAGTATGTGTTGTAACTGGTAACGTGAGCTAAGCCATGACTGGTATCTTAAATTTATTGCTTGGTGGTGCTGCTAAGAAGTTCACCATCATCCAAACCTTCACAGCATCCTCAACGTGGACTTGCCCTGCTGGGGTGACTGAGGTTGAGTATTTGATTGTTGGTGGTGGCGCTAGTGGAGGGGTAAGACATGCAGGTGGAGGTGGCGCAGGGGGTTATCGTACTGGCACAGGTTTAGCGGTAACCGCAGGAACTGATTACACCATTACAGTAGGAGGTGGTGGTACTGCTGTAACTGGAGGTGCAACTCCAGCAGCTCAAGGTAATGATGGAGGTAATTCATCAATCGCAGGCCCGTCACCGTTTTCAACAATAACTGCAACTGGCGGTGGTGGTGGCGGTAGAGGGGCTACCACTTTAATAGACGGTAGAACAGGAGGCTCAGGTGGTGGAGGAGCAGCCGGAGGCCCTGCCCCTAGCACAACAGCAGGTTTAGGAGGGGCTGGCAACACACCTTCAACAAGCCCAGCACAAGGAAGTAGTGGTGGCAACGGTCAAGCAGTGCCTCAATATTTAGGTGGAGGCGGAGGTGGAGCTGGTGGTGTTGGAGCTGCCGCTAGTGGAACGGCTGCTGGAAATGGTGGAGCTGGTTCGGCATCTTCAATTAGTGGAACATCGGTCACATATGCTGGTGGTGGTGGTGGTGGCGCTGGATCGCCTAATACAGCGGGATCAGGTGGTTCTGGGGGCGGCGGTGCTGGGTCAAACAGTGCAACAGCCGCTACGTCGGCTCCTGCTAACAGTGGAAGTGGCGGCGGAGGCGGTAGTATTGCCCCTCCTTCATCGGATAGTAATTCCGGCGCTGGCGGCTCCGGCATTGTCATCCTGAAATACCAAGCACCATCACAAACCGTATTCACCTTCAAAGGGTCTGGTCAGTGGATTGTGCCTACTGGTGTTACGTCAATTGATTACTTAGTGGTTGCTGGTGGTGGTGGCGGTGGGCAACGAGGTGGCGGAGGTGGTGGCGGAGGTGGTTATAGAACAGCTTCAGGAGTTACAACTGGAATAACCGCTGGAAATGTTCTTACCATTACAGTAGGAGCTGGCGGCCCTGGTGCAGCGGTTGGCGCAACAGGAAATGCTGGATCAAAAGGAGTGAATTCTTCTATTTCAGGCCCATCTCCATTTTCAACAATTACTTCAGAAGGAGGTGGAACTGGGGGTTATTGGCCGTCACCGAATGGAACTAATGGTGGTACAGGCGGTTCTGGCGGCGGTGGCGGGGCAGGTTTTGTATCATCAACAGCAGGAAATGGCGGCCCTGCATCAACCTCTCCTTCAGGTCAAGGCAACGCAGGTGGTGGTGGTTCAAGTGCTGCTGGTGGTACGGCGTCTGGTGGCGGCGGTGGCGGTGCTGGCACTAGCCAAACAGGAGGGTCAGCTTCTGGCTCAACAGGTGGTAATGGTGGTAATGGAATTACTGTTAGTTCTGCTTTGGGTGGTGGAACATATGCTGGCGGCGGTGGCGGGGCAGGTGATTCTGTGGCTGGCAGTGGTGGTACAGGCGGTGGCGGGAATGGAAAAACAGGAACAACAAACGGCGACCCAGGTACAGCAAACACTGGCGGTGGTGGTGGTGGGGGAAGAAACAGCACTGATGGAACTTCAACGTCTGGCGGCACAGGCGGCTCCGGCATCGTAATTATCAAGATCAATCAATAAGAGGTCAAATGGAAAACACGAAAATTTACCGCTTCCTCGGCATTGATACGGCGATGCACATGCTTCGCCCTGGTGCTAAGTGGGAAATCACAAACAATCAATTTACCCGCTGGGATGATCCACGCCCCTGTCCGTCAATGGATGAGGTTTACTGGGTGATGGACAAGATCAAAGAGTTTGAAGAGTCAATCCCTACGATGTGGTTGCCAGAGCAGTTAGAGGAAATGGGTATCAAGATGAAAGAGATTGAAGAGGCTATTCAATGAACTTGCATGGACTCTTCGCACAGCCTGTAGGCTTCTTTGATCTAAATCGTTCTCTTACTGAAGAAGAGTTGTTCGTACTAAAAGAGTTAGAACAACGTCCTAATATGGGTAATCGTACCAGTAAGGATAATTTTGTATTGAAGAACTCTACGATGACACCTCTTCGTAGCTGGATGGAAGATTGTTTAGGACAGTACTTCAAAGCCACTGTCAATCCTAAGCATGATGTTAACCTTCGTATCACACAGTCTTGGGTTAACTACAGTGAACCAGGACAATACCATCACAAACATGCTCATCCTAATTCATTTGTTAGTGGTGTGTTCTACATACAGACAAATGATACAGATAAGATTTACTTCTACAAAGACGGTTACCAACAGATTAAGTTTCCACCTCAAGAGTGGAACAGTTGGAATAGTGAATCATGGTGGTTTGAAGCCCTCACTGGTCGCCTAATCCTTTTCCCATCATCACTAACGCATATGGTTCCTACTGTAGAAGGTGATGATGTCCGTATATCCCTTAGTTTTAATACATTCCCAGTTGGTGTTGTCGGCGAAGAGATGGACCTTACTGGCTTAAGATTGGAGGCTTAGATGGCACACTTTGCCAAGATTGAGAATAACGTAGTTACTCAGGTTATCGTTGTAGACAACAAAGATACCGCTGATGCTAGTGGTGTTGAGAAAGAGCATATCGGTGCTGCTTTCTGTGAACGTCTACTAGGAGGTACTTGGAAGCAAACCAGCTATAACGGTAACTTCCGTAAGAACTATGCTGGTATTGGCTATAGCTTTGATGAGGCTAGGAATGCCTTTATCCCACCAAAGCCTACAGAAGATGCTGTATTAGATGAAGATACTTGTCAGTGGATTGTAGTTGCTGCCGATTCATTAAGTGGTGCTGACAGTGTAGCCTGATCATGGCTCTCCAACACGTAGACGAACAAGTAAAGCAGATCGGTGATGCGATATCTATCATCACTGTAGTAGGTGCATTAGCTAACATACTACCTGCTATCGCTGCAGTACTAACTATCGTATGGACAGCTATACGTATCTGGGAAACAGACACTATTCAGTCTATCTTCAAAAGGAATAAAACTAATGAAACAAAACCCAAAGAAGATTAAGAAGGTTATGGAAGAGTACAAAGAAGGTACACTCCATAGCGGTAAAGGCGGTCCTGTTGTTAAGTCTCGTAAGCAAGCAGTGGCGATTGCTTTATCTGAAGCAGGTATGGCTAAGAAAGGAAAGAAGAAATGAAACCATGTCCAGGATGTCCAACACCAGCAAAGTGTAAGAAGG